AATGGATTTTAATGAAAAAATACCTTCTTCTTATAAACCACATTATAAATCACCACCTGTAAAAATAGGTAAGGCTCATCATCAAATGGATTTTAATGAAAAAATACCTTCTTCTTATGAACCACATTCATATAATCGTGAACCAATAAAAAAATTTATTTCTCCTAAACGAAAACTTCACAAAAAATCAGACTATGATTTAGATGATTTTAAAAAAAGTAGTAGTAATAGTAGTAATAGTAGTATTAAAAAACGAAAATCACTCAAATATAAATTTGTAGGTAAGATAAATAAAGATAAAAGACAAACGCTTGATGATTGGTCTATGTCTGATAGTAGTAACTCGTTTTAAGAGTTTATTGTGATTTTAACTATTAATTAAATAATAAAATTAATAATATTAAAAAAATTGGCATATTCTAATGAATTATATTATTGATTTGATATGATTATATATTTGAATAGAAAATGTAGTTCGTTATGCAACATATAATTTTTTATGATATGTATGTATGGATTTTAATATTAAAGAGCATATTTCAAATATACAAAATAATGGTTTTACTATTATTAAAAATGAAATAAATATAGATTTAATTGACAAAGTAGTTAGCGATTTTGATTACTGGTGTTCTTTAGAACAAAATAATTTTAAAAATTTTAATAAAGACCGAGTTACAAATTTTCATGTTTATTCTAAAAATACAAAAGATTTAGTAACTAATAATTATGTGAATGATATTTTAACATCATTATTTAATAAAGAACAAGTTATATACTCATCACTTACTTTTAGAGAAGGAACATCACAACATTATCATAGAGACACCCCGCATTTTTATACAAATCCAATTGATCAATATTATGGTATTTGGTATGCTTTGGAAGATATAGATGTTAATGCTGGACCATTAAAATATTATATTGGTAGTCATAAATTAGAATGTAATGACGGATACAAAATTTTTAATGACATTTTAAAAAATAATCCTGAATATAAGTTAAGTGCTAATGATTATACATGTATTTTGGATTATAATAATAGAATATTAGATTTATGTAAAGAACTAAATTTAACATGCATAGATGAAAAAAGTTATATAAATAAAATTAATAAAGGTGACATTATTATATGGCATCCAAAACTTTTACATGGTGGAAGTGATATTATAAACCCAACACTTACCCGATATAGTATGGTAACCCATAATGTTCCAATAAATACACAAGTTTTTAATGCTAATCATTTTTTTACTTCAACTCCAACAAATGAATATTTAAATAATAAATGTACATATAACTATATTAAACATAATAATATAAATATAGTCGATCATAATTGCGGTGCAAAAGTTCAAAAAGGGTATTTGTAATGTATATAGCTAGCATTATGAAATAACAACTTACATAAGCTACGTTTCTAAATAAAACAATTATATTATTCTTGGCGAAATTATAACATATTATTAATAATATATTAATTATATTATTAATAGTAGGCGTATTCTAATGAATTATATTATTGATTGGATATTAATTACAAAATTTAAAATGATACAATAGTATTATATTTTTTTTTAATTTTTTCTTTGAAAATTTCCAGTTGTGTATCCAAATCATAATCTTCTGGCAAAATCATTTTCATATTCAATCGTTTTCCTTCAATTCTTTTTTCAAAAACCAAATGTGGTGTTTCTCTTATTATTGTAAAAGAGAAATATGTCGGTAATATTGGTTTATCTTTTATAGGATAAATATTATTTTCTAAATCTTCAACAACTTTATTTGCTTGTTGTAATTTATCAAGTAGAGAAACTTTACCAGATTTGGTAGTTATCCATGGTTTATCTAGTTTGGGGTGTTTTTCTACTTTGAAAAATTCTCTATATTTTGTTTTTTCTTTATCCAACCATTCGTGATAATAGACAACATATTTTTTCATCATAGATTGTGTTATTTCTTCGGGTAAAGATATTGCGTTACTTTTTCTTTCTCTCTTGGTACCTTCTTTTATTCCTTTTGAATTGTCTTCTTGTTCTTTTCTGGTAGCCAATCTTAAATTTTCATAAGAATTATTTAATGGGTCTTGATCAATATGGTCTACACTGATTAATTTTGTTCCTTTTCCATTTCCATAACATTCCATAATAATTTGATGGATGTATAAATTATAACTATTCATAATATATCCATTGCGTTGTTTAAACCAAGTTAATTTTTTTCCATTGTATTCTTTCATTTCATAATCAATAATTTTTTGATAACTAATAGGACATAATTTACAAATAGTATCAATTTCACAATACATTAATAAATATTCTTTGTCGTTTTCTAAAATTTTCCAAATAGGATTTTTCATTATATTTGCGTCTTGACCCATTGTGTGATAATGACCTTCTTGATACCCGATAATATTATAATTAAATTTCATTATATATTTGTAATAATAATGATAAGGAATTACATTTATTTTTCTCAAATCATTTTTATTTCCATTAATAAACTCAAAATATACTGATTCTTGATTAACACCAAAAATCAAATCCAAATAAGTAATTCGTTTATAATTATATGCATAAGATGGATAATCTTCATCAGAAATAAAAACGAATGATTTTGTTGAATTTATAATTTTACACATATCTGAATTATCTACAAGATATTTTTTTCCATTATAATTTATTTCTCCACAATTAAATTCCGTATTGGTTGAATATTCTGGTTTCATACTCGTGTAATTGATGGTGCCATCATTATTTAAAATGAAATCAATTTTATTTGTATTCATATTATACATTATATAATATGAACTATTTAAGTTGTTAATATAAATATACACAATAAATACATAAAATCGTCCAATCCGCTTAATTTGAATACGCTAACCCGCCCATACCACTCATAATTCGCAATACATTATAGTTGGTAGCATAGACACGCACCTTAGCAGTCTTGGTTCCTTCAACAGTTGCGTTAGACAACACCAGCTGAAGAGTAGCGTTATCAATTCTTGAAAAGTTACAGGTTCCTGAAGGCTGATGTTCCTCAGGGCGGAGGGCAAACGAGTAGACGTTAATTCCCTCATCGGGTGCGCGAGTGTGGCATTGGAAAGGTTGGACCCAAGAGAAATAAGAACCTTCACGCTCTGAGAAACGGTCCTGTCCATTAAGTTGGAGCTTAGCAACCACAACAGGATTTTGTCCCCAACAGTGCATATCCAAAGAGGTTTCAGAAAGAACAAAAGTTCCTGCGTCAGACACGCTGGAATTAGCGTTGTGGTTCATTTGGTTTAAGGTGGCATTAGGATTAGCACCATATCCAGTTCCACGACTGACAGGTATTTGAGCACCTGTAATTCCATTGACATTACCAACACCGATTCCAGCCAAAGCAGCCTCAAGAGAAGCATTATTGTTTGCCAAATTAGGATTGATTGGGACGTTGGGACCTCCAAAATTAGGCTCGTTGTATGGGTCGTTAGGTCCGTTCCAGTATCCAGTAAAGTTAGAAGGTGTCCACGCGTCCTCAGCTCCAGCATCCTCAAATAATCCACGTGCATCAATATAGTTTCCAGATGAAACCTCGTTAGGTCCACCGAAAGCATGGATAGCGTTTGGCAAAGCATCAATTGCGTCAGTATAGTTAAAAGGTTGTGCACCCAAAACCTTAAACAACAAAGCATCACATAATAAAGATGAACAGTAATCCACGTTCTGGTCAGGTTGGACGACCCAAATCAACTCCTTCACAGGATGATTAAAATTCAACTTAATCTTGTTAGATGACGAACCCACACTTTCATCACCCGTAAATTGAAGCTGTGTAATTAAATACTCGTGGGGGTTTTGAGCGAAACGTCTTCGCTCATCCGTATCTAAGAAGACATAATCCACATAGAGAGAAGCAGCCACTAATGATTGATTGTAAGCAATTGTAGCAGCAACAGTTGCACCAATTGACAACTGGGTGTTAGGATTTGCTCCGTTGCTGTTGCATGATAAAGTAGTAACCGCCCACAAACACTCATCAATAGGTCGTAAATCAAGATTAATCTTGACTTCGTGGTATTGTAAGGCAATTAATGGAAGAGCTAATCCAGGGTTGTTATTGAACCAAAATTGGAAGGGAACATATAAAGTGGTTTCAGGCAAAGCATTACGAGGAGCACACACTTGTCGTGGAGCAATTGAATCACAAGGTCCATCAACATCAGAAAAGGATGGATCCGTAATAAAAGTCATTTGAGTAGTATTACCAACCATCTTAAAATAGGCTCGTTGTTGTTCTGAAGTCATAGTTAACTGATTCCAAATATGCATCCAATCACCATATTGACGGTCAATACGTTGACCACCAATCTCAACCTCAACCTGAGCGATTATTTGCTCTCCGGGGTAATCAAGCCAACGAGCATAAACAGATTGATTACCAGAAGCAATAGAAGTTGAATTTCCCATATATTGATTGATTTCAGGAAGAGTAATTTGAAGATAAGTTCTGTATGCTAAATCACCATTACGACTAATCACACAAGTGACACGACGTCCAAAATCAGCTTGTCCATTAAAAGTTTGTTCAATTGACTCAATCGCAAAATTAGTATAACGACGATATGTCACTTTCCAGAAAGTAATTTGAGGATTTCCAGTAAGATATACATCTTGTGCTCCATAAGCAACTAATTGCATTAAACCACCACCCATAGTTTATATTATTGCTAAAGAAAATAATTCTCATTTTTAATTTAAAATAAATAATTCAATAGGATAATATTAATATATATTATTATTATTGTATTATTATTGGTTATGATGTTAATAATAATAATATATGTTATATATTACGATTTGGTAATAAAGTGTCCATGTTAAAATTTTTAACCATAAAAGAAGCTAAAAAATCTTCTTTAAAATATTCTTTTTTTCTATCGTGTCCTTTTTTAAATATATATAAATCATCTTCTTTTTTTACAGACCAACCATTATTTACAGCATTATATATAAATAACATTTTTTGAAATGTTACATTTTCTATTGAAAAATTATTTCCATTTTCTAAAATAATATTCATATCCATTAATATTTTTATAATAACTATTTTATTGTTTTAACTTATTGTTTATATGAAGTAATATGAAATCAATTATATTATTTAAATTAATAATTAAATAATATAATAAATATAAATATATGCAATCCTTTAAACCAAAACCTATAAAAAAAATAAAAAATAATAAAAAAATACATTTTTCTCTTGATGTAAAACACAATGAATTCCTAAATACTTTTGAAAAAGATGATAATGATAAACTTCCACAAATGAAATTTGACCTTTTATCATTACAAGATAAATTGAATTCTTATGAAAATCAAACACTTTCTCTACAAATAGAACAAGTCATGGAAATTAAAGACAATATTATTGAATTAAAAAAAAATATTAATCTTTTACAAAAAAGAAAATTAGATTATTTTCTTGATAACTCTAAATACATTTTTGATTATTTTGAAAATAAAAAAAAAATATCTCAAGGCGAAATTACTAATAAAAATACTATGCTAAATACTTTTTTTAAAATTAATTCTTCTTCTGAAAAAATAGATTCAACTAATAATAATATTTTTTCTAAATATTTGAGAAATATAGATGATTCTTTCCTTAATATGGATGAATTTGTTCAACAAAGCGATATTTGTAATAATTGTTTTAAAGGTGAATTAATACCAATGGACGATGAGGGTGTATTAATATGTAATGTTTGTTTTCGTAATATTAAATATTTAATTGAAAATGATAAACCTTCTTATAAAGAACCTCCTAAAGAAGTTTGTTTCTATGCTTATAAAAAAATTAATCATTTTAAAGAAATTTTAGCGCAATTTCAAGGTAAAGAAACTACATTAATTCACGAAGATGTTATTGATAATTTAAAAAATCAAATTAAAAAAGAAAGAATTAATATTCAATCTTTGACATATAATGATACCAAGCTATTATTAAAGAAATTAGGTTATAACAAATATTATGAACATATTAACTTTATTAAAGACAAATTAGGCATTAAACCCCCCATCATTTCACAAGAATTAGAAGATACTTTATGTAATTTTTTTATTGAAATTCAATATCCTTATGCTAAACATTGTCCTGATTACCGAGTTAACTTTCTTCATTATTATTATGTTTTATATAAATTGTTTGAATTAATTGGTGAAATATCATATTTAAAAGAGATTCCTTTACTAAAAGATAGAGAAAAATTAATAGAACAAGATACTATTTGGAGTAAAATTTGTTTTGAATTAAATTGGGAATTTATTCCTACTATTTAATAATTATGAAGTCAAGAAATTTATATAACAGAATTCTAATAATATATTTGTATATTGTATGAGTTCATATAATTCTGATGATGATAGAGAATTAAGCAATAGTGAAAAAGTTTTAAAACTTCAAATGATTGCCGAGAATAGGAGAAACCAAATGAAGATACGTCTTGCCGAGGATAGGAGGAGAAACCAACAATTAGCTGAACTTCAACAGATTGCCGTGGATAGTAGAAACCAAATGAAGAAACGCCTTGCCGATGATAGGAGAAACCAACAATTACAACAATTAGCTGAGATTGCAATGAATAGTAGAAACCAAATGAAGAAACGCCTTGCCGAGGATAGGAGAAACCAACAATTACCCGAACATCAACGGATAGACCAACCATTAGATGAACTTATAAGGATTGCCGAAGCAAGACAAGAAAAAATGCGTTCAAGAAACCGTAGAAGAAATTCGTTTCGTAGAAGAAAATCGTTTGAAGAATATAACGCAAATGTTCCTTTTTTAAGAAGAAGTAATTCAAGGGGTAATAGTGATGAACGAATTATTTATAACGAACCATTAGAAGTTATTAATGTTTCTCCAAGAAATGAAACAAACTTCCAACGTACATTGAGATTAACACTAGATAGAGAGCGTAATAATCCAACCGCACCGAGATTACAAACAAACAGTCCATATGTACCACGAAGTAGTTTTGGTACTCAATTTGTGGTTCGGGATGAGGATGCTATAAAAAAACATACGCAAGCTAAAAGAAATAGTGCTGCAAGAACAATTACAAAAATGATGAAAAACAAAACAAGGAAACGTAATAAATAAATTGAAATAAATATAAATATTATAATATCACAACAAAGAAAATGGCATATATCATTTCAATTGAAGGAAATATTGGTTCAGGAAAAAGTACATTTCTTTCTTATTTAAGAAAAAATTGTTCTTCAGATATAATTTTTGTAAAAGAACCAATTGATTATTGGGAACAGATAAAAGATAGAGAAACAAACGAAACTATGTTGCAAAAATTTTATAAAGACCAAAAATTGTATTCATTTTCATTTCAAATGATGGCTTTTATATCTCGTTTCTCTATATTAAGAGAAACAATAAGACAAAATCCTTCAGCAATTATAATTACTGAAAGATGTTTGTATACAGATAAATATGTATTTGCCAAAATGTTATTTGAAATGAAAAATATAGAAGATGTAAATTATCAAATATATAATAAATGGTTTGAAGAATTTGCTTGTGAAATTCCCATAAATAAAATAATTTATATAAAAGCTAATCCTGAAATTTCTTTTGAAAGAATTAAAAAAAGAAACAGAATAGGAGAAAGTGAAATTCAATTAGATTATTTAATCAATTGTCACAAATATCATGAAGATATGATTGATTTATTATCAACAACAACAGAAGTTATTTATATTGATGGAAATGTAGATATTACTGAAAATCCAACAATAATTCAAGAATGGAGAATTCAATGTAAAATATAATTACACAAAATCATGATTTATATATTGTTCATATCTATTATAGAATACAATTTCACCATTATATACACACGTATTTAAATCATCCAATTCAAGTAAAAACTTGTATTTTTGATTATTTAATAAAATTATTTGTGATTTTTTTTGTCTAATAGGCAATTTTAGTATTTTACAAATACTCCATTTCCAATATGAATAATCTTCTCTATAATTATTATACAAATCTATATATTTATCAATACAATTTTTTAAAATGTAGTTATTTTTATTAGATAATATAAAATGAGGATTTATCCTATCAGAAGTAAAATCTGATGTATTTAAATTAGAAGATATACATGTAACAAAATCATCATTATCTTCAATATATTGTTTTAGAGGTGCAATAGGATTAATATCGGCGTCCACATACAATCCACCATATTTATTAATAATACACACACGCCAAAAATCAGCCTTGATTGGACCATCTGGTATAAAATTAAATATATCTAAATATAATTGTGAATACTCTTTTAATAAAAATTCTTGACATAAATTATCATCATACAAATTGATTTCATATTCTGGATTTAATTCTTTCCATTTTTGAGAATATATTTCTATTTTATCTAATTTTTTATGACACATATATATTACTTTTGGTATATTTGTATTGTATTCTGTGTTAAACAAATTACTATAATTAATGTTTGATGTCAATTTATGAATGTTATAAAACGTCCTGTCCGTCCAACAATCCGCCCAATATTTATTAAATTTAGGTTGTTCGTTTCTATAATTATCATGAAAATGTAATATAATAAATTGTTTAAATTTAATATTCGTATTTTCTTTGTTTTTAGGATTGGGAAGACCATTTGTTACATTTAATAACAATCGGTTCGCTTGTATATCTGAAATATATTTTTTAATCATTAATGGTCCAGTTGGTTCAGTTAATGTGTTTCCATAAAAATTATTATTCACATTTTTTACTACCTCATTAATACATTTCTTCATTATTTCATTATTTGGTTTACAAATAATAATTGCATTGTAAATTCCATATTTATCAAAATCTTTACAAAAATATTCTCTATCCAATAAATAATTAAAATTAAATCCATTTACACAAAAATATTTAACGTCTAAATAAATTCCACCATATTTATATAAAACACAATATCTCCATAAATCAATCTTTATTGCTGCTGGTATTATTGCATCATATGTTTTCAAAACATCTTCTGAAAAATTGTGTTTTATAAATTCTCTACATTTTTCATCATTATATAAGTAATGATTAAAATTAGGATTACAATTTTTAATATTTTCAATACATGATTTTACAGAATTTGGTAAATTATCAGAGTGCCAAGCTTGAAAAATATTCCTTGGAATTACTTCTTGGTTATTTTTATGAAATATTAATTGTCTTATGGTATTTAACTTTATTTTTAAATTTCGTCTTTTTATGAATTTAATTCTGTTCGCCATTTTTAATCTGTTCCGTTTTAATTTATTTTGTATCAACATATATTATATATACATATTTCTTTCTTCCCAATATTTAGTCCAATGTTTATTTTGAGTTGGTTGTTCTTCTCTATATTTGTTATGAAATCGTAATATAGAATAATTTTTATAATTAATAAATATAATATCCATATTATTTATTTTTTGTATAGATGTACTGAGAAATAAATTATTAAATTCGGGTTGTGTAAAAAATTTTTTTACCATTAATGGTCCGGTTGGTTCTAATCCACTAGAACCATAAAATTTATTATTCACATTTTTTACTACCTCATTAATACATTTCTTCATTATTTCATTATTTGGTTTACAAATAATAATTGCATTGTAAATTCCAGAACCAGAACCATCAAAATCTTTACAAAAATATTCTCTATCCAATAAATAATTAAAATTAAATCCATTTACACAAAAAAATTTAACATCTAAATAAATTCCACCATATTTATATAAAACACAATATCTCCATAAATCAAATTTTATTGCTGATGGTATTATTGCGTCATATGTTTTCAAAACATCTTCTGAATAAAAATCTTTTATAAATTCTCTACATTTTTCATCATTATATAAGTAATGATGAAAATTAGGATTACAACTTTTAATATTTTCAATACATGATTTTACAGAATTTGGTAAATTATCAGAGTGCCAAGCTTGAAAAATATTCCTTGGAATTACTTCTTGATTATTTTTATTATTTATTAATTCTTTGATATTGTTAAATATATTTTTTACTATTTGTCTTTTTAAAAATATTTGTAATCGTTGTCTTTTTAAAAATATTTCTTGTAATTTTCTTCTTCTTAATATAAAATTATTCATATATAATATGATGAAAGAATTAATATTGAAATGTCCTAATTGTAATGATGATGTAATTATATCAGAAATTAATTGTGCTATTTTTCGTCATGGAATTTATAAAAATAATTTACAACAAATAGACCCTCATATGCCAAAAGAAAAATGTGATTTATTGATAAATAATAATGAAATATATGGTTGTGGAAAACCATTTCGTATTAAAAAAGTAAACGATGGATGGGTATTAGAAATATGTGATTACATTTAGTTATAAGTTAATAGATTTGAAGAGAGTAGAGAAGTTGATTTATATTTTAATATATCATTTTCTTTAATAGTAGTAGGAAATTCATCTACCCCATATATATCTTGTAACAATAGCCATTCAAAGAGTCCACCGCAGTAAATATATATATTTTTAAAACCTAATTTTTGTAATTGTTTGTATTTTTTAATAATTTTTTCTTCATCTTGACAATTTTTTCCATAAATTATAATGGTTATATGAAATGATTTATTATTAATAAAATCATTTATATTATGTTCTTCTTTATCTGCTAAAATAGTGCCTAGAATAAGACATTTCTGTTCATTAAAATCTAATGTATTAATTAATATAGATAAAGGTCGTTGTTTTTTACAAACTAATTGTATATCTTCAAAATTAATTTTTTTCGGAATAGTATTTCCCATATTTAATTAAATTGTATATACTATTTAATTAAATTTTACTATAATTTCTACTTGTTCTTTTTTAATACTTTTTGTTGCTGAAACAGATAATTCTTCTCTTTTTTTTCTTGATTTATTAGAAGGGTCTGATTTCATTTCTTTTCTCTTACTTGTACTATTTCTATTATTCATATCATTTTCTATTTCTTCATAATTTTCTTCAATATATTTAATAATATTATTTTCCAATGTCCACTTGAAAAAATTTAATTGACCTATAGTAGTCTCTATAAATGTATCATTTTCATAAGGAATACTTATTCTTTCCCATCTACAAAATGGGTCAAAATTTTTCTTTGAATACGCTTTTAATTTTAATTTATAATCTTGATAAACTTTAAATCTTCTTTCTTCACCAATTTTATCAATAATTGTATATAATGTAAAATTCTTTTTTGCGTAATTCGTCGCAAACCAATCTACTATACGTAGAGAAATTTTTGTTTCACCTGTAATAATTTTTAAAATACGGTTCAAATTATCATCTTTTTTATAAAAATCCAATAATGTATTTAATAATAACTCATTTTGAGTATTATATTTTACTAATGACATTATTTGGATATATGTTTTTTATTTATATACTTATATATATTATTCATATTTTATTGATAAATTGAAGATTTTTTGTAAACTCAAATGATTCCTTATTTATTCTTCTTCGTTTCAAATTACATTCCAAACAAGATAATAATATATTATCTCTATCATGACCTTTTTCATTATCTATTCTATCTAAAGTCCATTGTTTAGGTTCTCTACAATACTCATAAATAATACTCATTATTGAATGACAATAATAACATTGTAATTTTTCTGATTCCATTTTATTTAATATCTCTTTTAAAGAAATAAATGTTTCATGATTATACATTTTTTTTAAATTATCTTGTTGTTTATAAGAAGATATTTTTTTCTTTATTTGTTTCTCTACTAATTTACAAATATCTGTTTTTTCTTCGTTTAATACAATTAATAAATTATTGAGTTGTTCTTCTTCAAGTAGAGAAATATTTTCTTTGAATGGAATAATTGGTTTTATAAATTGTTTTTCTTTTTTTACTTTCTCTACTTTCTTCATTTGATATCGTTGAGAAGTTCCTTCAATATTAATTATTTTATTCATATATATATTACACTTTTTCTGATTTAAAACGCTTATTTTTTTATAAATTGCGACTACATATTATATTATTCCATTTATCATAACACACGTCACGAGTTAAATATAATTTACTAAATTGAAAAGCATTTTCAGCAATTATTAATGCTTTATCATAATTATTTAAACACCATTTTGTTTTTTCAATCAAATCAGTTAAATCTCTTTTTACTGGAATATAATGTTCCCATTCTTTCAAAAATTCAAAGAAAAACTCTTTATGTGGTCTATCTACAAGCAATAAAGGTCTATGTGACCATAATAAATGTTTAAGTCGTCCAGAATATCCACACCCTTCAATATCAATTAAAATAGAATATTTTTCAACTAATTCAGGAGTAGATATATATTTACTACTATTAAGCTGTATATTTCCTGAATGCCACCAATACATATCTAAAATATCAAATAATTCTTTATTATCATCACCTATTTCTAGTAATTTTGTTCTCATAATATTTGTGTTTTTATTTCCTATCCAACCAACTTTATTTATTTCGTAATTTTTTAATCCAGCATTATCTATTTCTTTAACAAATTTTTCGTAGTCATTTATACCCGCTTCTGGCCAAGAATGAAAGTTAAAATCAGGAACTAAATTTTTATAATTATCTTTTTTGCTATAAGTTAAATCATCATTATTATTTTCATAATCTCCCGTATGAATTATAATTTCATTAAAATCATTCCAATTATATTTTTCATCTGCTTTTTGAATACACCAAAAAGTTGAAGGATTGCGTGTTTGATATCCGCCTAAATCTTTAAAAATTAACTTTCTATTAATCTTTGAAACACAAAACGACATATATAACATATATAATTAACAATTTAAAGATAATTTAAATAAATTATTTGGGTCTGGGATTAGCTCATTTGGTAGAGCAATTGATTGTAGCTCAAGAGGTAGCTGGTTCGATTCCGGCATTCCAGAATGTTTTATATTGGCAATGTTGTTAATATAAAATATAAAATATATAATGGATGTTAATGAATAATTCTATTTTTTAGATATAAACTATTATTATATATTCTTTCTTTATATATTATTTATAAAGATATAAGATTATCTCTTGTATATAAGTAAATGTCAGCAAAAACCGACGAATGTATTGAATTAAAAAATATTCAATATAAATCAATGTTATCGGGTGGAAATATTATTATTGAATCATCAAATGTAAGTGATTTTAATAGCTTGGATAAATTTTTAGAAGACAATAATTTACAAAATTTGAATGAGAATTGGGCAAAAGTAGATAACAATACGAAATATAAAAAATTAGTTGTTTTTGCAAAAAAATATGTTGAAACAAATGGGTTAAATGAAGAAATATATAATTTATTAACATCTTTTTTGAAAGAAGCATTAGATAACAAACAATTACAAAGAGTAAAAGATGTAACTTATGATAAAGCTACCAAAGAAATAAAAGATATACCTCCATTAACATATAATGAAGAAACAAAATCATTTAGTTTAAAAATAGACAAGAACCGTATTCATACATTAAAAAGTTTACCTCCATCTAAAAATGCTACTATGAAAAATAAATTAATATAAATAAATCATGATATTTATATTAATGAATTTTATTGATGATGATTTCTCTACTTTATTACAATTATATAATGATTTTATAGATTTCAATCCGTCTATAATTAGTGACCCTCATTTTGAAGATATTATGATAGATGATATTTTTTCTTTATTAGAAATATCATTAAATGATGAAGAATATATAACCGACCTAATAGAAGTTTCATTACCATATTTTTATGAAAAAATATATCCTTCAAGACAAGAAAATAATACATATTGTAGAGAAATTTCTATAGAAGAAAAAATGATAATAGATTGTAAATTAGAAAAAATAAATAATATAGAACAACCAGCACAAAAAACACCAGAATGGTATGACTTTAGAAATAATTTATTAACTGCTAGTAATGCTTATAAAATATTTGAAAGTCAAGCCCAACAAAATTCTTTAATATATGAAAAATGTATAACAAAAATTAATGAAAATAATTATGTAAATATTGAAAGTTCTCTACATTGGGGACAAAAATACGAACCATTATCTATTTTAATTTATGAAAATACTTATAATACAAAAATAAAAGAATATGGATGTTTAAGACATGATAAATATTCTTTTCTTGGTGCGTCGCCTGATGGAATTAATGTAGACATGTCTTCTAATCGGTTTGGTCGTTTATTGGAGGTTAAAAATATTGTAAATAGAGAAATTACTGGAATTCCAAAAAAAGAATATTGGATACAAATGCAGTTACAAATGGAAGTATTTAATATTGATGAATGTGATTTCTTGGAAACAAAATTTATAGAATATACAGATGAAATAGAATTTCTTAGAGATACTGATGATAATATTTTTATTAGTAGAGAAGGTGATAAAAAAGGAATTATTTTATTTTTTTCAGATAGACTTTCTGGAAAGCCTATTTACATTTATTCAGATATGAATATGTCATATAACGATTTTGAACAATGGTCTAATACAACAATAGATAATATTTTAATGAATCACCCAACTTATATTTGGATAAAACAAATTTATTGGAAATTAAATGAAATAAGTTGTGTATTAGTAAAAAGAAATAAATTATGGTTCCAAAATATGATTCCAATAATAACAAATTTTTGGGATATTATCAAAAAAGAAAGAATAGATGGTTATCAACATAGAAAACCAAAATCAAGAATTACAATATAAATAAAATATGTGTTTTATTTTATGACAACATTTGTTTCTTGTTTTATAAAGGATGTAAATACTATAAAATACAGAAATACAGATAAATATTTAGAATTGGGTAAATTATTAATTAATTGTGATATACCAAAAGTGATTTTTATGAATCAATCTTTAATTGATTCTATAAAATATTATAATAGAGAAAATACTATATTTATTCCTTTTGAAAAAGAAGATTTATTTTTTTATAAATATAAAAATGATATTACTGATTTTTCTCTAAATACAGGTAATATAGATAAAGATACTTTGGATTATATGTTATTGATGAATAATAAAACTGAATTTATTCAATCCGCAATTAAATTAAATCCGTTTTACACAGACCAATTTATATGGGTAGATTTTGGATTAAAATATATAATGAATGTTTCTGATGATGTTTATATGAAATATATTAGTAATTTAATTCATAAATCATATGAAAATATACGTATTTCATCTGGGTTAGACCCAAGAATTTATAATAATAATACAGATATATACAAAAACGTTGAATGGTATTTTGCTGGTGGTGTGTTTGGTGGTTCATCTCAAAAATTATTATTATTTGCTGATAAATGTAGAGAAAAAGTAAAAGAAGTAATTCAAGAGAAAAAATCATTAATGTGGGAAGTAAATATTTGGTATTTAGTATTTTTGGAAAATAAAGAATTATTTAATATTTATACTGCTAGGTTTGATAATTCAATGCTGATAAATTATTAATGCTGATAAATTATTAGAAAGCTGGAAGTTCTAATAATGATCCTGGTTGTGCGCCCATAAATAAATCTTCTTTTGTTCTATAATATCCTATTCTTGTTCCTGGTTCATTTGAAACAGGTGGTAATGGTTTTATTATATTTATATGTGGTTTAATATTTTTATCATGATAAAAATCACCACACAACTCCGCAGGAGTACATCTTCCAATATCTGGATTTTTATAATATTTTAAATTGTTGGTTATTTGCTCAAATGAACCCAACGGAAATATTGGATAATGTTTCCAATTATGAGAATAACTATCGCTATGAATCTTCTTTGTTTTATTTATTGGATAAGAATTTAATAAATGACTTTCAGTTGACCCAATATTTTCATAATTTTCTCTACATTTACAAGAACTAGGAAGTATCGTTGCTAAAGGAAGAAACATTATTATTATTAAAATAATAACAAGAAATATAAACCCATAATATTTTAACATATATATTATTATTATTTTATTAGTAAGTAAAATAATAATACTACAAATCATATTCATTTGATTCTTCCAAAAATAGAGAAACTTTATTATTATTATTGTTAGTTTGTAATTTGATAAAATCTTGTGGATTACTTATAACAATACACTTTTCTCTTGCTCTTGAAATCGCAGTATAAATGCTTTTTTTATCTATTCTATTTTGTCCGGGCTGAATTATAAAAACTACATTAGTATATTGACTACCTTGAGACTTATGAATAGTACTACAATAATTTAATTTGAAACTTTCATATAATGTCTCTACATCTATATATTCTGGTTTATCATTTTTTCCTGAATAATTTATCATAACTTTTTTATTTTCGTAAGATAAAATAATTGCTTCTTCACCATTCGCTCTCATATTTTTTTCATCACTATAATCATTTTCACAACGAATAATTTTATCGCCAATACGAAAAATATAATCTGGTTCAAACTTACTTATAGTTTTTATTTCATTATTTTCTGGATTATAAATATTTTGTAATATTTTATTTAGTGTTATCACATTCCACAATAAATATGTATTATAATAACTTATAAATTTTGAATTATCTTTTGTCAAGTTATTTTTTTGAATTAATCTAATTATTTCTTGTATATTTATTTGTTCATTCACCACCAATTGTCTTATAGGACACAAAGTCATCGTATTATCTGTAAAATCATTTATAGTAACTATGTCATTTGCCATTTTGAAAATATTATATACTAATTTACCTTCTGTTTGTCTCTTAATTTTTGTTAAAGAAATAATTGGAAATAAGTCACTTTCTATTATTTTATTTAAGATTATTCCTGGACCAACAGAAGGTAATTGATTTGGATCACCAATCATAATTAATCTTGCTTTATAATATTCACATTCCGATAATAAATCTCTAAATAAAAATGTATCAATCATAGACGATTCGTCTACAATAAATAGTTTGGGTTTACTATTATAATATTTACATTTATCTTCTTCTTTGTCACATTCACTACAATATCTATTTTTATAATTATGTTGTTTACTATCAGATAATGTTTTATATAAAACTTTATGACATGTTCCAGAAATAGTTTCGTTATAATAAATATCTCGTTGACTTCTACTCATATTCACAAAAGCTAACCCTGTTGGCGCAATTAAACTAATATTTTTTGGCAATACAATATTATCATTATAATCAGATGGTTTATCAAAATCACACAACATTTTATAAAAAATATAATTAATACATTTAATTATTTCTGTTTTACCTGAACCTGGAGGACCCGTAATTATAGAGAAATTATATCGGTTCGCATTTAATATTGCTTCTTTTTGTTCTTTTTCAAATTGAATATTATTTGTTGTTTCATATTTTAAAATCAGTTCATTTATTAATATTTCATCTATTTCATTTTCATTTTCTTCATAATATAATTTAATAATTAAGTCTGTCATTTCTCTTTCCAAGTTTAACAAAAATAACGTCGTTTTATAAATACTTCCAGTAATTTCTTTATCAATAATTGTTTTATTTATATTATTTAATAATGTTTCATCTAAATTAATAGAATTTTTTATCGTAAAATCTGTAATATCTTTCATATATTTTGATTTCAATACATAAAAAGAATTATTTGTTTTTAAGAAATAACAATAAGACCAAGCTTTTAATCTTATTTCATCACTTATAATTAATTTACATGATTTACTTATATAATCTGCTTTTTCATATGTTAATAGTTGATATTCTTCTGTTATAAAAAGAAAAGGATTTATTATTATATTTTTTATTTCCAAATAGGAATTGTGTGTATTCTTTATAGTATAAAAAATTTTATACATTTGTGAAATTGTTAATTTACATCTATTAAATATTTCATATTCTGGTATAATAAATTGATTCACATTTATTTTTGTTTTTATAAATTTATTATATTTCTCTACAAATTTCAAAAAACTAAATAATTTATTACTATCTATCGGTATTTGAATATCTTCACTATAATTTATTATCATAGTTTCATCTTTTGAAAATAAATTATCTATTTTTATTTTATTACCATTTATATTTGATATTATATAATATCCACATTTATAAAATATCAAATCATTTATATTTACTTTTATTTTTTTAGATAAAAGTTTGTTTTGTTGTGAAAGTTCCATACGGATTACAATTATTATTATAATTTAATTTTAAATTGATAAAAATAATATTAACATATTATCCCATAATCATCGTTTATATGATTCGTCTTCTTTTTGTTTACACTGGTGGTTTGAAATAATATTATAATGACTATATAAATAAGTTAAAATTATCTCAATAAGTAGAGAAAGATGTCAAAAGAAATGTGCGTCCAAAAAAGAAATGGATCTATTGAACCTATTCTATTTGATAAGATATTAAATAGAATAAAAAAACAAGGAAAAGAAGTAAATATTGATATTAATTATTCTTCTTTAACAATTAAAGTGATTGACCAATTATTTGATGGTATCTCTACATCTAAGATTGATGAATTGACTTGTGAAGAATGTGCTGCTCTTTCAACGTTGCATCCTGATTATAGTGTGTTAGCTTCAAGAATTTTTGTTAGTAATCATCATAAAAATACAAATCCTTTTTTTTCTGAAGTTATGAGAGAACTATGGGAATACAAAGATATAAATAATAATCATACTCCTTTGATTTCTTTTGATTTATGGAATATTGTTGATAATAATAAAGAATTATTAAATAAAATAATTGTAGATGAAAGAGATTATTTATTTGATTTTTTCGGTCTGAAAACATTAGAAAGGTCTTATTTATTTAAAATAAATGATAAAATAGTAGAGAGACCTCAATATATGTGGCTTCGTGTTTCTTTGGGAATTCACGGAACAGATTTTCAAAGGGTTAAAGAGACATATGATTTGATGTCTCAAAAATATTTTACACATGCAACACCTACTCTATTTAATTCAGGAACGCGAACACCTCAATTATCGTCTTGTTATTTATTGGCGATGGAAGATGATAGTTTAGAAGGAATATTTAATACACTTCAAGATTGTGCAAAAATTTCTAAATATGCTGGAGGTATTGGGTTACATATACATAATATTCGAAGTAAAAATTCGTTAATTAGAGGAACTAATGGGAAATCTAATGGAATTGTTCCAATGTTGAAGGTATTTAATGATACATCAAGATTTATTAATCAGTCTGGAAAAAGAAATGGTTCTTTTGCTATTTATCTTGAACCTTGGCATCCAGATATTGAATTTTTTTTAGAAATGAAAAAAAATCATGGTGATGAGGATGTAAGAGCAAGAGATTTATTTTATGCTTTGTGGATTCCAGATTTATTTATGGAAAGAGTAAAAAATAATGGTAAATGGTGTTATTTTTGTCCAGATGAATGTTCTGGCTTGTCAGATGTATATGGAAATAAATTTAAAGAATTATATGAAGAATATGAAACTAATGAAAAATATATTCGTAAACAAATAGATGCTAGAGATTTATGGTTCAAAATATTAGATTCACAAATGGAAACAGGTACACCTTATTTGTTATATAAAGATGCCGCAAATATAAAATCCAATCAACAAAATTTAGGGACAATTAAGAGTAGTAATTTGTGTACAGAAATTATAGAATATTCAAATGATAAGGAGACAGCAGTTTGTAATCTGGCAAGTATTGCCTTACCATCTTTTGTAAATTTAACAACAAAAGAATTTAATTATGAAAAATTACATGAAATCGTAAAAGTAATTACTAGAAATTTAAATAAAATAATAGATATTAATTTTTATCCAACTGAAAAAACAAAAAGGAGTAATTTTCTTCATAGACCAATCGGGATCGGTGTTCAAGGATTGGCAGATACATTTATTTTGATGGATATATCTTTTCATAGTGAAGAAGCAAAAGAAATAAATAAACTGATTTTTGAAACAATTTATCACTCTTCATTAGAAATGAGCAATGAACTTTCTCTAGAACGATTAGAATATATTAATGAAATTAAGAATTTATTTTCTGATGAATTACAATATATTTTTCAAAAAGTAGAGAAAGATGATTATTATAAGGATTTGTCTGAATTTTTGAAATATCCATCCAAATCAAACATTAAACTTATATTAGCTGAAATGCTTTTACAAAATAAATATAGCGGTTCATATAGTTCTTTTTTTGGTTCTCCTATATCACAAGGTATTTTTCAATTTGATATGTGGAAAGTAACTCCTTCAAGTAAATATGATTGGGAAAAACTAAGAAAAAATATAATGACATATGGTATTCGTAATTCTCTACTTGTAGCTCCAATGCCAACAGCAAGCACATCTCAAATTCTTGGGTTTAATGAATGTTTTGAACCTTTTACAAGTAATATTTATAGTAGGAGAACATTGGCAGGTGAATTTATTTTGCCAAATAAATATTTGATGAAAGAGTTGATTAATTTAGGATTATGGAATGAAGAAATGAAAAATAATATTATTGCTAATAAAGGAAGTATACAACATATAAATATCATTCCAAAAGAAATAAAAGATAAGTATAAAATAGTTTGGGAAATACCAATGAAACATTTAATAGATATGTCAGCTGATAGAGGAGCTTATATTTGTCAAAGTCAAAGTTTAAATCTTTGGGTAGAAGACCCAAATTATTCTACACTAACATCAATGCATTTTTATTCTTGGACAAAAGGATTAAAAACAGGAATTTATTATTTGCGTAGAAAAGCAAAACATCAAGCACAACAATTTACAATTGAACCTGAAAAAGAAGAGAAAAAATGTGATAATTGTTCTGCTTAAATATATACATATTATATATTATGAAATTTATATTGTTATTTATCATTCCATTTACACGCAACATAATTAATATTTTAAATGATATTAATTATGAATATAGACTTTATCCACGATGGATTAAAAGAAAAAATGGTTCTCTAATTGAATGTAAAACAGATGAAGATTGTTTATTTCCTACTGCTTGTTGTAATCATCCATTTATTCCATTTGAATATTGTTGTAATGGATGGAACCGTAGAGAAATGAAATATGCGTATAATTATATAAAAGTATAAGATAATATAATGAAATGAATATTTTATTTATTTTATTCTTTTTTGTAAATGGTGGAAATATTATAAGAAGTGAAAAAATTATAAGAAATGGAAATATTCCTTCTTGTAGAAATTGTAAATATTATAAACCCGAATTTTATGCTGATGCTTTTGTTTCGACTATAAATAAATGTGAAAAAACTGGAACAAAAGATATCTATACAGATATTATAGAATATGATTACGC